GTCCTCGCATATGCCACGGCAACTCGTTTATCACGGGTTATTATAACAACTTTCCAGTTTTTGTCATATATTATGTATTTTCCACGCCGCTCAACTAATATCACCGTTTTATTTCAATACATACCACCTTGGAGTTTTGGTTTGTAACAAGAACCTTTGCATCTTTTTGAGCCTCTTTGCAGGCTTCTTCACTAGAGTAACTACCCACATGGTAGTGATCAAAACTGCCGCTTATAACCTGTAACCAAAGTAATACCCACATTACCAACGCCCCTGCCATTTGCCCAAAGCATAAAAAAGTAAAAACAAAAGTCCGCCACTTATACAAAATATAACCGCGCCAATTGCAAAATTTATCGCAGCATCCATCTGTTCTTGCTTGCGATAAAGCTCATCCTTGCGCTGCTTACGCATTCTTGCCTCAATAGCCAAAACCTCTTTCCAGGCACTCGGCCCATACGTCCAGGAGATGTGGTCTTTTATCTCCGCCCGCATTTGTTCCATCTTTTTCTTTTGCGCAAAGATCTCTAAAGCGGTCTCTTCGTCAGACCCCTTGAACGTCTTTTTCCAGAACGGAGGATTCTTCTCCCGCTCTTCCAAGTTGGTGAAATCAGAGAAAGCTTTGCCCCACTGGGAAAGCTGACCCGTCATATCTTGTAAATCCTTGCCCGCTCCTATCGCTGCTTTGAGCGCCTTAAAGCTTCCTGTCGCTAGGGCGACACATGAAATTGGATCCATATGGGCTAGACACCCATGTGTGTCGTGCCCTTAATAGCTGCGCCAGTGCCACGAGTTTTCACCTTCTTATAGGTGTCACCCGCCATCGGAGGTGTTTTAGGCTTTCCGACTGTCTCAGGCTTGGGAGCTTTTGTAGGCGTGTTTACTACAATTTTTACCTTGGACATTTTACTTTCCCCTCTGTTTAAGTAGTTCTCTTTGCATTGCACTGTCAATTCTAGCCGCGGTCTGAGCCTCTTGGCTCGCCAACCGCTTCTCAAACTGCTCTCCACGCATCTGCTGATTCTGCGCGTCAAGCTGCAATTTCTGTTGGTCCAGTTGAGCATCCGATTGCTCTGACTGTGCCCGTATCTGTAACTCCTGCTCTTTCAACTTTACAAGCGGATCCGGCTGATTTGCACCAGAAACCTGTGCGGATAGCTGCTTGGCCTGCTGCATACCCTCCGCCACAAACTGTGCTACTAACGCCTCAAACTGTAAATCCTGCTGATCTGCATCCATCGGACCCATTTGTGACATCTGTGCCATAGCCTGCTCCTGCGCCGCTATCTTTACATGTTCCATGACGTGCTTCTGCATACTCAAGGCAACAGGCGGCATCTGAGCAACCATCGGACTTGCCCCAAATACCAAGTGAGACATAATATGCGCCTGATGATTCTGACCCTGAAATGCATACAACTTCATGTTATCCAATGCGTTGATATTCTCCTGTGCGGGGTCCGTGGGCAACGGCTCCTCGTCCGGCATCGATTTCAATATCCTGTCGGTATCTGTTACGCCCAACGCCTCATACATATCCCTAAACACCTCGTGCATGTTATGCATTTCCGGCGCTTGAGCCGCCAACTGTAACTTAGTCTGAGCTAACGCAATCCGCTGCGCCTGACTAAATACATTTGGATTAGAAACAGGGATAACATCCACACGGTCATCAAAGTCACTCGCCATAACCGCCTGATCGCTGCCCGCGATACTATACGGATATTCCTGCGGTAAACTCTCCGACATAACCCGCGCAAGTATCTTAAACTCCTGCCGCATCGCATAATGCAATCTCTTATGCACAGCACTCATGACCCGCGAACCCTGCTCCAACATAGCAATCGTCGTGCCAACAGCAGCTTGCTGATTACCGTCGCCAACCTTCATATCTGTAATGGTCGCGAACCGCTGACCCGCCTGAACTACAAAACCTAGCAGATTAAACAGAGTCTGGTCGGGACCCTTAAACGGCAACGGCATGAGACTATCCCGAATAGCCCCACCCGGAGCGTCCACGTCACGGAACTCCCCAGGCTGAAGAGGATCGTCATCATCTCTGATACGAAGTCCGCGAGCTTTGAAACCCGCAGGGAGGTTTGACAACGTACCCGCATCGATCAACTGCCTCAGTGCCGCCGTGGCTGACCTCGATAGGCCGCCAATCGTGTGAATTAAACCCAATCCGTAAAAACCAAAACCCGGCAAAAACTTGTAATGCACAAAGTAATTGATCTTCATACGCATTTCGTCTTCTTCACGATAATTCCGCCGAATCGACAATATCTGCCCGTTATCCTGCGAAATCGTCACCACATATGGCAATTTAATGCCCGTCGGTTCGCCATCCTGTCCTACATCCTCAAACCCCTCTAGGTCCAGATCAACGTGGCATTCCAACAAAGTACAGTCATAATCTATCTGTGACGGCTCAAAACCCCCAATTCTGTTTACTTCTTCCGTAACAGAATCCATCTCCTGCTGTGCAGGTATCACAGGTATATCCAGATAAAATCCACCGACCTGCATCTTGCGCAAATCGTTTAAATCCATCTTCACAACCTGTGTTACATTCGGACATGTCTCCAAATCTGATGTCTCGTAAGGAACCACGAGGTTCTCCGCAGGCACAAACTTAGATACAATCCGACCCATGTTCTCATCGTAATACACCTTCTTGAACGTGCTACCCGCCAACGGCAGATAAAACAGCATCTGATCCATGTCCGGCGTGTAATCCTCCATGACATTAGTCAGATAGTAATTCATAAACTGCTTAACGCGCTCGGCCTGATCGATCTTCGCACGGTCCTCCTTGCCCATCACAACAGTTCTTACAGGACCCGACGGTGGCAATAATTCGTTAAACGCCTGCGCCTGAAACTGCGTCGCAGCCTCCGCCAACAACGGGTGAGTTACACCAGAGGCTCCACGAAATGGCTGCGTTCTGTCCTCGTAACTAAAACCAAGAAGCTCCAATCCATTCGAATAAGTATCTTCCCAATCCTGACGCGACGCCTTGTTACTCTCAAACTCACTGACCAAATCACCAGAGATCCTAGCCAACTCACTATCCGACAACACCTCCGCTAAGTTGTCGCTAAAACCAACGTCCCCCGTCATCTCCGCACCGGGATCAAAATCTACAACAACGTCCCCGCTTTCCTCTTCAATAATTTCTACCTCGTCCCCAAGGTCCGTGAGCAACGGTTCCTGCCCAGAGTCTGGTATCTCAAGCTCAACCTCCGCTCTCAAGTCGTCCTCATCCATCTGAGAAGGGACCCCAGAATCCATTAATCCCGCAATTGGTTCTCTAGCCATGAATTACTCCAATCAATAATATGCTCGTATCCTAGCAGATTCTTCGCCGTCTTGCCAATCATCTGTTGGCAATTGTACAAAATTACCCTGACGATACCGCATTAATGCCTGTGTCATGCTATCCACAAGGTCATCATACTCACCATTCGGAAACGCAGCAACCTCCTCAATCAACTCCTCCGCAAACGTCGTGTCAGGTGCCCAAACCATACCCGCCTCAAATAATGGACTCACACTGTGTACCCTAGTTACCTTATCATTACCACGACTCGGTGTAAAATTCACCACAGGAATCCCCATATTCCGCAATTCGTGCGTCAACGGCATCCCACTCGCCTTGGCCTCCACAATTACCGTGTCGGGGTCCCAAAACTGATATTCCTCCAACGCAATCGCCTTCAACTCAGGAAACTCCCACCGACCCTTCTTCGAATCCAACAATATCAAATTAGGTCCGCTTCCACCCTCATTAGGATAAAATACACCCCACGTTGTTATCGCACTGTAGTCCGCCGTCTCCCTCTTACTAAACGCCGTATCGTAACTCTGAATCACATACTCTAACTGTGGAACCTCCTTCTTCTCCCACATGTTCCACCACTCGCGCTTGATAATCGCATTCTCTTCACCAGTCGGCCTCTGCTGATACTGCGCGTTCCATTTGCTCGGAGGTATAGATGCGCGGACCGCGGTCAAATCCTCAAGACTCCAGAACTCAGGCCAACACGGATCACCATCATCAAATATAGCAGGTAACTCCACAACCTCCCACTGATCCGCTAAATCATCCTTCGCCATCGCCCGTAACAACTGACCCGTCATGTCCTTCTCCGACCAACGAGTCTGTACCAACACAATACTACCCCCAGGCTGTAACCTCTGTCGGGGACCCCCAGTATACCAATCCCACGCATCGTCAAACCCACTGCTCGACATCGCAGTCTGCTCCGAATGCGGGTCATCAATAATCACCAAATCACCACCACGTCCCGCTAAATTCGACCCCACACCAACAGCATAATACATCCCGCCACGGCTCGTGTCCCACCGACCAGAAGCCTTAGAGTCAGCAGCCAACTTCACTTCCGGGAAAACAGTCTTGAACTCGTCACTGTCAATCAGGTTCTTTGTCTTCCGTCCAAAGTTTACAGCAAGCTCCGTTGTGTGCGTCGCCTGGATGATTTTCATACTAGGATTCTTGCCCATCATCCACGCGGGAAACAAGAAAGATGCGAACTCAGACTTCGTGTGCCGCGGGGCCATATTGATGATCAATCTCTTGAGTTCACCCCTCGCAACACGCTCTAATTTTTCAGCTATAATCCGATGATGGCGTCCAGAGATAAAATCCGGCCACATTGTTCCAACAAAATCTAAAAAATTTTCACGACAGGATTCCTGCTTTTCAAGCTGCGCGAGCCTCAATTGAAGCTTCAAAAGCCTGTCTTCTACTGAATTTGTCTGAACACTCATGCCGGGGGACCCTAAACGATTATATGCGATATATATCATATACTTACATCTCGTTCAATTTTGCAAATAAATATTTGCGAGAAACATGGCCCATGCTCTTGTGCCACAAGGCCACGGGCGGCGAAAATTTGGGCGCAAATCGCTGTTTTTGCTGCATAAAACTTGACCCGATATCGGAAGGGACCCGACAAAAAATAACGTCCGGCGATGCAGTAAACGCGGACATCGACCCGGCGATTTGGATTGGCTGGGAATTGCCTTCGGATCTCGAACCATCGACCCAGTGCCGCGGTTCGCGGGTCGCGGTACGTTTGGCGGGCACGGCGGGCGGCGGGTCGCGGCAAGTATTAAACGCAAATAAAAAGCCCGCACGACGGCGGGCTGATCAGTTTTATATGTGGATTGGTTTACTGGTCGTTAGCGATCTTACAAGCCAAGTTCCACGCCATATAGGCGGCGGTCATGACGTGCGTCCGTTCAGCGCCGTCCGAATGGATCATAATCCATTTATTCAATTCTCCCCAGTTTTCGGGAGTGTGGAATAGTTCCACGGGTTTAAAATCGTGGTCGTAATTTTGTTTTTTAATTGGTTTAATCGTCATTTTTAACAAGCCCTTCCATGTTGCAGTCGAGCGCATAAATTTGACCAAGCCAATCTTGTATGCTTTCCGATAAATCAGAATGGTATTCATCGTGTAATTCATTAATTACTATATCGTCGTTTATATCTTCTAGCTTTGCTCGGACATCGTCTAAAACTTCATATGCTCTTGAAAGCTTTTTCTGGATGTCCTTGTGCTGTTCTTGTGTCGTTATATCTTCCATTTGTTACCTCATAAAAAAAACGGGCAGGATTACCCGCCCGTCATTTATCTTATAATATCGCATATAATGCAAGTTTATTTATTCTATCCAATCATCCGCGTATTCTGATAGCTCTTGATTGACAAACGCCCGCATTGCAGCGTCCGCATCATAAACAGCATTTGTACACTTCGAAGGCGGCGTAAAAATATTGAACGCGCCGCAACCGTATTTTGCAAATAGCGCCGTTGCTTCCTTGAAAGTTCTTTTCTTTTCAGTATTTGGATCTCGCAAATCGTGCAATTCGTAAATATCCCAAGGTTCGCCGCAATGGTTACAGTAAATATCTGGCATTAGTCGAACCGTCCAAATTTAACCGCGTCGGGCTTTCCAAAAACCCGCAACGCAACCAAACCATATTCATAAACTAACACTTCCAAAAATTCGTAATTAAATTTTGCGAGCGGGTTTAAATCGGGTTCGCCGTCAGTTCCGAATATAATCCCGAAATCGGACGGTTTGTTAGTCATAACTGAATTACCAAACGCCGCCCAACCGTAAACTTCGTCCATTTTATCGGCTACTTTAAACAGCGCCGTGTTTTGTAAAAAGTCTATGCCTTGATCCGTTAGCTTGTTATCTTTTTGAGCATTGCAAGCTTTCTCGATCAATTCGGCGCATTCATCAGAAGTAACAGCCTTTGCGAAAAAATCGGGAATAATACCGCACCATTCAATTATTTGATCGGGCGTGAGTTTTCCATAATCTTTATCTTTTAAAGGATTTAAATTCCTATGCAAAATATAATCACTAACGCGCATATTAATTGCTTTTTCAAAAAATGTAGTCATTTTTAACCTCATAAAAAAAACCGTACCAAAATTAGTACGGTTTTAGTTATCTGATATTATCGCATATATTGCAAGCTTTATTTTTTTTCGGGTTTTGGTTTGGGTTTTGGAATGGCAACAACGCCGTTGCCTATATAAATACCAGTTTTCCAATTGGGTTTAATTTGGGGTGTTTTTGTCATTTTTTAATGCTCAACTATGGCAATTGATTTTGCCAAGCTAGATCCCTTGCATAATTTACACGCGGTGCATTGTACACGCCGCCCCGCTTCCTTAGACGCCGGACAAAGTATTTCATTTGTTTTGTCGATATCCAAAATATTTTTTATAACGCGGAAAGTTCGACGTTTGTTTTTCCAATGCTCAACAGCCTCTAAAATACTATCCGCGCTTTGCATCGCAATATCAGGCCGCCATGGTTTTTGATGAGTGTATGCCGTCCACGTTTCGCACTCGGATAAAAGGTTATCCCAAACGTGCGACGGTACGGCGGCGGGATCGCCATAAGTTCCGACGCGGACAAAACGCCCGCGACCCATTTCCGCGGCATCGCCAATTTGATAAACCCCGCGTTTGTAAGCTTTCCATACGATCAA